TCTGAGGCATTCCCGTCGCTCGCTGAGTTCAACGGAGAAGATCGCAAGATCTCGGTTGAATCGGCTGAGAACTACTTGGATGACCTATCCAAGAACGATGCAGACTCAGATGACGCTGGATCGTCCGCATTCGCCAATTCCAGTTCTTCCGCCTTCAGATACGGTGGAGCAGCACTCATGGACTTCTCGACTGCGCCATGACAATCATCCGCCAGATCGTTGAGAGCATCGCTGAAACGCTGGCTACCCACGACTATTTCCGCACATCGCCAAGGATTCCGGTTCTTGTCGAGGATCACAAAGATGTCGAGAAATCGATCCTCAATGCCATGCAGACAGCAGGTGCATTTGTGCTGGTTAATTTTGAATCAGCAGAGACTGACACTCAAAACACTCCCGGCCCATATCTCTCCGATGCCAAGTTCAGAGTGACTGTCTCTGAAATACCATCAGTTTGGAGGTCCAAACCTGGAAAAGTTCCTAGCGCGACAGAGATTGCCGAGGCAGTATGTCGCATCATTCATCATACCCAGCCAATGGATATCGATGATCAACCTCTTTCCGGTGGCGTTATGATCTTCAACTCAGTTTCTCAACAATCGAACGACTCGATGCTGCAACAGGCAGTGTCGTTCTCGATTCCAATCGGATTAAGCAACACACCTCCAACTAGATAATTATTATGGCAACTTTTGATCGCACAACCATTGTTCGCGGACCTTGTAAGATTACTTACGATAGCGCAACTTTCTACTCTAAGGGTGGAGTTACATTGACCATGAACCAGTCTACCTTCGACAAGGAAGTCGATGCTTACGGCATGGTTGGCAAGGCCAAGAGCGATATGCAGATCGTTGTCGAGTTTGAGCCGGTTGGCGAGATCGAAGCACTTACCACACTCTTCCCTTTTGCAAGCACTGTGATTGGGGCTTCGATCTACGGAGCAACCGACAAGGCACTTGTGATTGTTGCTGTTGACGCGACCTACACGATCCACAACGCAGCAATCACCAAACTGCCTTCGCTCCGTTGCACAGCAAACAACACCCAGCTTGGATCGGTTCAATTCACCGGATTGGTGAAGAACTCAGCCAACCCAAATGCTCTTACCTCGTATTACACCGCCAGTGCCGGTGCAGCAATCGGAACTGCATTTGATCCAGCGTTGATCATTGCTGCTCCGTACACAGCAACTCTCGGTGCAAGTTCCTTCAGTTCTTCCGATGGGTTTGAGATCTCCTTCGACCTAGCATTGACACCAATCGTTGTGGACGGGATCGGAACTGTTTCGATGGCACTTGGCAATATCGGCGCAACAGTAAGCTGCACTCCGATTGGAGTGGCTACTGGGTTCTTCGACACCTACTTCGACGCAATGGATGCTGGTGAAAGTCTTCCATCTGCCTCGCTCGACATCTCAACCACTGTTACTGGTGGTCTGAACTTCGATGCATCAGCAGTTCAAGTAATCAGCATCGACCGGATGTTCTCACCAACTGAGAATCGTCTTGGCAAGTTGACGCTTGAAGCCAAGCGCACGTTCACTGCCGGTGTTCCAGACGCTTTGTTCACGATCACAGCAGTCTAATAATGTATGCAGCCGCATTCATAGGAGATAAGATAATTGACCTTGCCGGATGGGATCAAGGTCAAGGTGCTGAGACATCGAATCTCAGCATGAGCAGCAATTACAACTTCCAGAACGTCTCGTATATTGGCGGGACGTATGGAAGGCAGTTCTTCCGATCAGGGACGATGGCATCCTGCTCGTTCTCGTCAAGGTTTGAGTTGATCGATGGTACTACCAATCAATACCAACGATGGGTATCATACTTCCTTCAATCCATGCCAATACGGTTGTCGAATCAATCTGGATGCACGTTGAAATTAACTCAACCGTATCCAACCTTGATGGGAACAAGGCAGGTTGAGACGGCAACAGGAATCGGAACAATCACCACGTCTGGAAATGCCAGCATCACATTGACTGGTGCTGGTCTTGATGCGTCTACACATTTGATTTCTGTTCCAGTAGTGTCAGGAGAAACTCCATCTCAGTGGATGTTGACTGTGAGATCGTATTTCCAGGCAGATCCATTAGTCCGGCAATTCTTCAACGTAAGCGGATCTGGTGCAGATATGATCCTTACTCGAAAGAGTCCATATGCCGGAAACGACACGACATTGAATATCGCGATCGCAAATGGAACCTCTGTTGGGATCACTGCCGCGCCAACTTCAGCAAGCACAACCGCCGGTGTTGCATTCTCACCAATGACCGAATTGACATTTTATGATGCAAGTGTAAACGTATCCACAACGCAGGTTGGAACATCAGTCATGCTGAACACCTCGGTTACCGGAAGACTCGTAGCACCATAATATGGCAAACAAAAAGGTCAATGTTGACATCACCACCACGGCAAATACGGCTGGTGCGGACAAGACTGTCAAAAGTATTGAGCAGATCGAGAGGGCAAAAGCCAAGCAGGATGCCGCAGCGGAAGCCACCGCTGCGCGTGAGGCTGCAAGGCAAGCCAGGGCGGAAGCTGCGGCTGAAAGGGCAGCAGGAGTAGCCCAAAGGCGCGAGGAGAGGGCTGCGAAGCAAGCCGAGCTTGCCTCTCAACGCAAAGAGGCGGCAGCAAGGCGCGAGGAGGCTTCAATCAAGCGTGTGCAAGCGGCTGATGATGCCGCCGCAGCAGCAGCAGCTAAAAACGCTGCGCGTGTTGAGGCAGTATCTGGAGAGAAGGCAGGAAGAGGAAAAGGCATCCAAGTCCAACAAGCCGGTTATCAGGTTGCCGACTTTGCAGTCCAAGTAGGTGCAGGAACATCTGCGATGCAGGCACTCGGTCAACAGCTTCCACAGCTTCTTGGAGCATTCGGTCCTTGGGGTGCTGTGATCGGTGCTGCTGTGGCTGTTGTGGTTCCGTTGGCAACAGCATTGGCTGGTGTGAGCGGTCAGATTGAGAAGACCAAAGAATCTATGGATAGAGCTAAAGACTTTATCGGTAAATTCGCGGAAGCAGCTAAGAAGGCTGGCGAGCAAGAGATCCAAGCTCTGAGTGACAAATACTCGCAGCAAACAGCGCAACTTGAAGGTCTTCAAAAGGCAGAGGCTAATAGCATCAAATCAAAACAAAATGTAGCTGCTGCACACGATGAGATAAAGCAATCATATCTTGATGCTGAAGAGGCAGCATTGAAATATCTTACGCAGACCGGTCAAATTATAAACGCCGAGGGAAGGTTGCTTGAAATTGAGAAGGAAAGAGTCAAGATAGCTTCTGAAGCCAAGGTAGCAGCAGAAACAGCAAGACTCGCAGCAGCACAAGCCGCATATAACGATGCCATTGCAAGGAAGCAAGATGTCGAACGCGAGCTTTTAGACTTGCAGAAAAAAGCAATCGAGGCTCAAAGAGCGTTTGACGAGCCCACAAGGGAATTGCAGTATTCTGTAAAACAAGACAAGAATAGGGGGCTGAAGGAACCATCTGCGACAACTGCAAAACTAGAAGCAGAATTAGATATTGCAAAGTCACAACTTGAAAGTTATTACTCAAGCATTGATCGAGTTCAAAACTCGCTTCCGTCATTTTCTCAGGCAATAGCGGATGCAGGTTACGCAATTGATACTACCAAAACAGAGGTCGAAGCCAATATCGAGAAGATCAAGACTCAGGCAGATCTTACCGAGACAACTGCCACCCTTACCAGGGAGACAGAGAAGCAAGTAGAAGAGGTTGGAAAGATCAAGGAGGTCACAACGTCGTTTGAAGCCCAAACGCCACTTCAAGCTGAGATCAAGGAGAGACTTACCGCAGCAGTTTCAGACAGTAAAATCACCGCCACAGAGCAAAAGGCTATTGCCGGTGACTTGCAGACATTGCTGGCAAGTCTAAATTCAACTCAATCTGGAAACAGACAAAGCATCCAAGAGTTGATCTCGATCAATAATCAGTTGGCTACATTCCAGACTCAGACAAATGCTGCCATAAAAGCATTGCAGTCTAAGGTGAATTCAATCCCACAAGTACCAGCAAGATGATCGCGTGGACAATAAAAGGTGAAGCTGGAAAGGCGTTCGATGAAACGGTTCGCTCGCTGGAAGCTGCCAAGATCGAATCCGCACAAGTGGCATTCAACTCTCTTGCGGATGATACGTTCACATTCTCGATCTCACCAGAGGCGATCCCATCCGCCACCATCCCAGAACTCAAGCAGCAGATGACCCTCTATAGGGCAGGTGTACAGTTCTTTACAGGGACGGTGACCAATGTCCGTAGCAACATCGACAGCAGTTCTCAGCAAGTCCAGATCACCGTTTCTGGACCTTGGTGGTGGATGGAGCGTATTGGCTTTACGACCAATCTCCAGGATGGAATGGGTAATACAGGAGAACGTCTCAGTGCTGTTTTCGCCGCATCCGCTACACTTGGACAAGACCTAAAGACAAGCATCGAGTCAGCGATCAATCGAGCTGTTGTTCTTGGTGTTCCAATTGCCAATATCGCAGGAGGATCGTCAGTTGCTGGTATGACCGTGTTTCCAAGAATCACATTGAATCAGTCAACTATTGGACAAGTTCTTTCAGAGCTTGTTCGACTCGTACCGGATACGATGGTTTATTTCGATTATTCGACATCTCCAGTCAAATTACATATCGTACGCAGACCAACTGCGACAGAAGTAACTTTCAATGCATCGACAGATCCAATAACGTCGATCGACATCAACCCGATCATAGATCTTGAAGTATCGAGAGTTGACCTTCCATATGTAACTCGATCCGCTGATGGAAGGACCGTGTTCAATAGCCAAACATCTGGTACTGGCACAAATGAAAAAAGGCAGGTTTTGACCATGTCTGGACCAGAACTTGATACATTCCTTCCCAATTACAAATACGACACAACTAATCTTACTGTTGTTGACAGATCTTCTACTACAGTTCTTTCAATAGCAAAGACCTCGGCTGGCGTACAAACGATGCCGATCTTTTTTGGTCCAGCAAATTACAAATTGTGGGACATGAAGCCTAGTTCTGGAAATTTCGCAAATTATGCTTCATCAAGAAGTTGGTCAATTGCAGGCAATACTCTGAAAAATGCAAGCAATGTATTTCTTGATTCAAGCTGGAAGGTATTAACGACAACCACAATTCCTTCATGGCTTACCACACCGGTTATTGATGCGACTGTTGATGGATGGTTGATTTGGTTGTTTTACAGAGATAATGGTGGATCAACAAATTATACAGCACCGCAGAGTTATTATACTTTGACATCAGGTTGGCAAATAAATGCAATGGGATACCTTGGATATGGTTCCAGACCAAGTTATTCTGATCCAGCGGTCCAATTAAGGGCAACGCCATTTAGTATTGCAGTAAAAGCAACCCAATCAACTGGTGGTGCTGTTTACGCCCCATCAGATTACTCGTTTATCTTCCCACCAACCGGTCTTTCAGCATTCCTATTATCTGCACAAAATTGGTTACCATACGAAGGAAGCATCAATCTAGTTTCGGAAGATGTTGGAGCAACAAGGTATAGGGGATGCAAGATAAACATTAGTAACTCATCGTCGCAATTCGCAACTATGGGGGCGTTGGTTGCTAGCGAGGTCTTAGACATTCAAACAGGATCAACCACAATCAATCTAGGTCCAGCACCTAGAAACGACTACAGGACCATCGTTGACAAGATAAGAAAGACATCTCAAGACAACATCGTATACATTTAACAATGCCTCAGTTCACGATAAATAGAGAGCCAGTTGGTGACGTTGTGGTAAACACAGGGTACGTTGTTGATCTCACGGCAACAACAACTAATCCGCTTTGGGTTGGCAATACTTCTGTCATTGCAGCACCAATAGTTCCAGATATAGCATCATCTGTCTTCGCTCAAAGGTTTGCAGGAGGATCAGGTAGAAACATGATCATTGAGAATGTCATTGATCCGTCAATTCCATCTGGATGGATGAAGCAATTCAAGAACCAATTGTGGGATTCAGAAGACGGTCCATTCAAATGCGAAGTGAATGCTGATACTGGAGTTCTTGAGTTTAGCGATGAGACGAACACGATCTTCACAGCACCTGCAGGATCGATCCCTATTTACGGGAGATATGAATGCAGTTACGTTTCCTACAGTGGTGGAGTTGGAAACTTTGAATATATTGTTGATCTAGGAACAGCCACTGGATCAACTGTTCTGACATTTGAAGCCTATAGTGTGCCAGACATATTCAAGGTTGAGTACAACGGAGTTGAGGTAATCAACACCGGATATCGTGGAGAGGATGGGACATACGATGGAGTTCCCGTTACGGTGGCAGGACCAGGTGCTGGATCAGCATCGTTCAACAAGACAACTGCATCACCAACATGGGCGAAGGTAATTATAGAAGCACCGTTCTCTGGCACAGCATGGGAAGTATCGCTTGGGTGTCCTGGAGGAGCATCTCCTCCATATACACCTCCATCACCTGGGACTAGGATTACATTCACTGGGACATCCACATCTTATGGGAACTCACTAAACGGAGGAACACCATTCACTACCCAGATCTCATATGAGAATGGGAATGGCAACACTCGACTTACCCTTTATTCAGACTTTGGAATGTTTACCACTGAATTCGATGAATTATCAAGCCAATCATGGTCAGATGGTTTCCCATTGTATGGCGTTGCCATAGATGATGCCGGAACAGCAACTTTTTTTGACCATGCGGATGTCATTGCGATCAGGCAAGAATCAAAACTCATTGATCCAAGTGGAACATATGTCTCAACAGCATACGGAAAAACATTGGTTGGGGCAACTGAAGACTTTGTTGTGACCATCCAAATGAATTATACTCCTCCAATGACCCTTCACACGTTCATTGTTCTTGATATTGCTTCTGGAAATGTGACCGGGGTTCGTGGACCATTTTCCGAACCGGCACTCCCTGCGAATACAAGCACCGAGAAGTACATCCCCATCTCATACTCAGATGGTGCTGGGATCGTTAATCAGATCCATGAGGGGACATTGTTCTGGAAATGAAGGATAATATGGTCATTCTTGCCATATTGGTTCCTTTGTGGTAAGGATTCCTGATGGCAGGGACTAATCTTGACTTTTACTGCGGGGAGACGCTCACGATGTCTTTTACCTGCAAGGATGATGCTGGCGCAGCATTCCCACTTACTGGATATTCTGCTCGCGGACAGATCCGCTCAAGCGTCACATCTTCCACAGTTATCCTAGACCTATCCCCAACTATCCCTGTTCCTTCAAACGGAGTGATTTTGGTAAATAAGACTGACGAGCAGACGCTTGCCATCAACCCTGGGACATATTACTGGGACATCGTCCTAGATACCCCAACTCAAGGTGTGACATTGATTGCTGGGGGAACTGCCAAATTTCGTAAACTTGTAACCAGACCAGCATGAGTCTTCACACTATTGAGATCAACGGTGGCGGACAGCCAACAATCGTATACATCAATCAGGGTCCACAGGGTCCACAAGGAGATGTTGGACCTGCTGGACCCTCTATCACTGTCGATCAAACGATCATCGACGGTAGCGCGAATGCCGTCGCTGGCAATGCGGTCTTTGATGCGCTCGCGCTCAAAGCTCCACTTGCATCGCCTACGTTTACCGGCATCGTCACCGCTCCTCGGATCACCGGCAGATGCGATGGGCTTGAGGTGCTGTGCAAGGCTGGTCTAGCGATTGCCGCTGGGCAGGTTGTCTACGTCACAGGAGCATCCGGCAACAACATCATTATCGGTCTTGCGCGAGCAAACGCAGAGGCGACATCCAGCAAGACCATCGGCATTAGCGAGTCAACCCTCGCTAATAATGCCACAGGCTACGTCATCACCGAGGGACTGATGACCGTCAGCATCTCAGCCCCAACCGCAAACGAAGGCGATCCGATCTGGCTATCGCCGACAACTGCTGGCAGCATGGTATTTGGAGTTGCAAACAAACCATTTGCTCCCAATCATATCGTCTATCTCGGAGTCGTCACACGCAAGACCGGCAACACAGTCGTTGAGATATACGTCAAGGTTCAGAATGGCGCAGAACTCGATGAACTTTCGGATGTCTTAATCACAAGTCCAGTGGCAGGCCAAGCGTTGATGCGCGGGGCAACTCTCTGGGAGAATCGCAGCCTTGTTAGTGCCGACATTTCAAACGCCACATCCGCAGCCACCGCAAACACGCTCGCCCTGCGCGATGCAACAGGCGGGTCGAACTTCGCAGCAGTCGGAGCAACGACGGTTACCGCGAGCGACCTCATCTATACCACTGGAGCCAACGCCACCATCTACACAAGCGGCTCCGACGCCTTCATCACCACAGCCGGAGACTTCGCCGCCATCTACACAAGCGGAAACAACGCAGGCATCTTCACATCAGGAGACTTCGCCACCATCTCCACAACCGGAGACTTCGCCACCATCTTTACAACCGGACAATATGGAAGCATCTCCACAGACGGAGACGACGCCTACATCTCCACCAGCGGGCTCGTCGCCTACATCTCCACGGAAGGAGCCAACGCATACATTCAGTCGCGCTCGACCTTCAAACTCTTCAACGGCACTTACACCACAACGCTTTCCCACAGCCCCACTGCCAACCGCGCCATTGCATTCCCAAACACCAGCGGCACGGTCGCGCTGGTTAATTCAGCGCAAACGTTTACCGGACTACAGCAGTTCAGCACACGACCACGGTCAAGCGCGGCACTCACTCCTGCCAATACAACGGAGCTAATCACATTGGCAGACGGGGACTCCAGATACGGAGCGTTCTATAATGGTGTTTCAATTCCTCAAGTCTCTTCCACTAATACTACACCGATAAAAGTAGCCTCTGTGATTCTGCCTATCGGTGTTTATCAAATTGATTCACTTGTTGCATCTGTCCACGGCACGGTTGGGTTATGCACGATTGGGTTGAAAACAAGCCAAACCGCTAGGATCACGGCTTTTGAAAATTATGGCAACGACAATACGGCCCATGTAAGCAGCGCGATTGCAAGCGATAATTTCGCTGGAGCTTCACAAAGGTCGGCAACTTCAGGCACGACATTCAGCAGGCGTGTAACAGGCATTATTGAAATTATCACTGCTAGCACAGAACTTTCTATCGAATATTCTCAAGCCACAACAGATGCCACAGCTTCGCTTACCAGAAAAAGAGCATACATCACCGCAACCAAACTCAGTTAATATCCAATGAGCATCATCCGTCAACTCACCGAAGCCGAAGCCGATCTCGCGGCAAAAGAACAACTCGTCCTGCAAGCAGGCGAAGCCACCCACCATCTCGCGTCAACGCTTGCCACAACCAACGCGCAGTTCTGGAGTCTTCCAACTGACCGTTTGCTGGCTGTTCTGAACGCCGACATTCCGGCTACACTCGCTACCTTCGCCGCGAACACAGCATTGGGCTTGCAGGTCAATGCCAGTCTGGACGCGCTCGCCGTTCCTCAGTTCGCCAGCCGCGCTCCTGTCACCGCTGGCCGCAGCGACATTGTTTTCGACGGAGCCGCATTTGTCTACGTCGCGCCACCAGAGCCAGAGCCAGAAGAAGTAATCGATGAACCCGCTTGATAATCTATCTCTTGTCAGCAAGGGTGTCGTAGGAGTTACTGCACCGGCAGTAAGTGTCATTGCTACATTGCCAGGAGATCTCAATCCTTGGCTTCAAACAATCGCATTGCTATCTGGCATATTAGTGTCTATTTTATCTGCGGCTTCAATAATCAGAAAGAACCTAAAATAATGAAAATCATCATCTCGTATTTGAAAACTGAATCCACATGGCGCGGTATCGTCCAAGTGGCAACTGCTTTTGGTATCGTACTACAGCCAGCACAAGCCGCAGCGATCATCGCTGGAGGCACTGCTATCGTAGGTCTGATCAATGCCTTCAAGAAGGGTTGAGTAACAACATAACTTGTGAGTTGGAAGAAATTCATAGTATGCGGTGATTCTCATGGGAATCTGGTTTGTGAGGACACGAAGAAGAAATTCTTTGATTTCGTCTCAAACTGGAAACCGCACTATCGAATCCACCTCGGTGACTTCATCGATGCGCCGAGCCTTCGCAAGGGGTGTTCCATCGAGGAGCGAGCATTGGGCATCTCTGATGACTTCAATGCTGGGATGCAATTCCTACAGGAATACAAGCCGCACTATCTAACACTCGGCAACCATGATGATCGCATCTGGCTGCATTCAACTCATTGCTCTGACGGCATTCTAAGAGAGCATTGTGCTACCCTCGCGGAAGCAGCGGAGCAGGAGTTCCGCAGGCTGAAGATGCAGTGGGTTCCTTACCATGTCTCTCGGTATCTTAAGATGCCAGAAGGTGGACCTAAGTTGATTCATGGGTTTAGGGCTACAATGTATCCTGCAAAATCTCATTTCGAGAACTGGGGTCCGAGTATCTGCGGTCACGTTCACAAACCTGACACATATATCGCGAGGCACATAGATGGTCAGGCATCCTACTCTGTTGGATGCCTTGCAGACATCGACAAGATGTCATACGCCGATCGAGTCCCAGCAAAGTTGGCATGGAGACAGGGATGGCTTTATGGGATGATCAACAGTAAGACCGGCGCATGGAACGCTTGGCACGTTATCCGCGAGGGTGGTCAGTGGATCTCCCCGATGGGCATCCTTTGATTTTGCTTATGAAGAACAACCTAGAAAACGCATTGTCGAGCCTTGATCTTGCCATCTCATTAAGTGCGAGCATCAAAGATCCTGATGAATTCACTCTAAATGATTATATTCACAAAACGAACAGGAGCAGGAGCAGGAGAATGGCCCTCGCTGACTTGGAGAATCTTGTCTCCAACGGATTATTGGTAAAGCGAAAGATTGTCATTGCTGGTCACCAATGCAACGTCTACAGAAAGGCATGACTACTGATCAACTGGCAAAGGTTGCCGAATCGCAGGTGGGTGTGCGGGAGACAAAGGCGAACGGAGGGCGGCAAATCGAGGAGGATCAACGAGCCACATGGTTGCCGGTTGGTCCCTGGCCTTGGTGCGCTGCATTCGTGTGCTGGTGCGTCAGGGAGTTTATTGGCGGCGAGAAGGTGACCTTCCCATTGCCGACCACTCCCGGCGCATGGGACTTTGAGAGGTGGTGCTTGTCCGTTGACAACTCTGTGAAGCTGCACAAGCCTCACAGGAACAAGATCAAGCGTGGAGACATCGTCGTCTTCTCATTCTCCCACATTGGCATCGCCACAAGCGATATCGGTGCGGATGGCATCGTCAATACTGTCGAGGGCAATACCAATGGTGCTGGATCCAGAGAGGGCGATGGTGTCTACCGGAAGAAGCGTCATGTCAGCAAGATTCGCTCGGTGATTCGATTCGCTTGACAAAAGGACGAGATTCGCTATCTTCCTCTTGAAGGTACTTTTTGCGCCTGTTTGTTGTTTCTTGTTTCATGTTCATGGTGCAGGGGTGGTTCTGTCGAGTGACAGGTGATCACCCCTGCATTGTTTGTAACGCCTTCAATGCGCTCATCAGACCACTCTGGATGTTGGTCTTCTCCCTGAGTGCCTCCGCGACGGCATCATCGATCGTGTTGGTCGCAGTAAGCCGGTAGATCAGCGTCTCAGCAGACTGACCGGTGCGGATCAACCTGGCATTCGTCTGAATGTAGGTTTCGTTTGAATAGGTCAGGGTGAACCAGACTGCGATCCTGCCGGACTTTTGCAAGCCGTCGATGCCGTGTGACAGGCTGCGGGGATCTGCAACCCATGTCTTGATCTTGCCGTCCTGCCAGTCCTGCAACCGGCGTTCATCGAACATCTCGGCCCCATCGATCGCGGCGAGTATTCTCGCAGACTCATGCTTGAACGCAGTCAAGACTAGGATCGGCTCATCCTTGTGCT